TATTAGGAATGCACAAACACCATTTACGTATAGAAATCCAGTTAATGGTCAAGAACCTAACATTAGGAATAGACAGACTCCATTTACGTATACTAATCAACAGCCTTCTACATATCAGAATAGACAGCCTTCTACTTATCAACATAGAAGTCCGTCAACTTATATTAACCAACAGCCGTCAACGTATACTAATCAACAACCTTCTACATATGCAAGACAGGGACAAACACCCGAAGCTAGATGGGACGGAGTTGTATCACAACAATGGCCTGCAACCCCAATTAGTTAAGGAATAAGATATGGCAACAGGAAATCAAAAAGTAAAAACACCTTCAGGTTGGAATTCAACTCAAGGTGCATGGGTCAAAACTGGTTCTTCTTCATGGAGTGCAGTTGACCAAATTTATGTTAAGACACCTTCGGGGTGGAATAATGCATCAGGACAAGAATTAACTCAAATTCCTTATCCTTATATTGCAAATGCACAAACACCTTATATTGCAAATGCACAAACACCTTATACTGCGAATGCACAGAATCCTTCTATTAGGAATGCACAGACACCTTATATTGCGAATGCTCAGACATCTTATCAAGCGAATGCTAGACAACCTTCTACTTATCAACATAGAAGTCCGTTCACTTATCAGAACCCTAGTAATGCTAGACAACCTTCTACTTATCAACATAGAAGTCCGTTCACTTATCAGAACCCTAGTAATGCTAGACAACCTTCAACATACCAATATAGGTCTCCATTTACATACAGAAGTCCTGTAAATGCTCAACAACCTAACCAAAGGAATAGACAGTCTCCATTTACATATGATGCTAGGTATCCTGCGAATGCTCAGAGTCCTAGTAATAAACAGTCACCTTTCACATACAGTGCAAGGTATCCTGCGAATATAAGACAACCAGTTCCAGCAAGAAACCCATTTACATATAGGGTTCCATATATTGCTAATGCTAGACAACCACTTCCAGCAAGGAATCCGTTTACATATCGTGTGCCTTATATTGCTAATGCTAGACAACCAGTTCCAGCAAGGAATCCGTTCACATATAACCATAGACAGCCTGGAGTTTACTTCTTCCAAGCTGGTGGTGGTGGTGGTTCATTTGTTCCAGTCTTCGGCCCTGGCGGTCTAGATGATAAAGCAGGTATCTACTAATACTGGAAACATATTACAACAAAAAAGGGGTTCTGCAGACCCCTTTTTTTATGTCCTAAATATATACTATGAAATACTTGAAATACTATTCAGACGTTATCAACGAAATTAAACCCGAAGATTGGAACTTAAAGGAAATGGATTTCCGAGACCTTATTGCAAAGGAAGATTACAATATTGGTGTTTTCCAAGATATCTACAATATAGATAAAGAATCAGATGCATACAAATCATTCAAATATATTTTTGAGAACATTATTCCACCCACAAAAATTATAAAATGGGGTGATATACTAGAACTTCGAAAGAATAAAACCTTTTTAGGTTTCCAAGGTGCTGGACTAGAATCCGTTCACTATCACAAGTTTTTGCCTGACGTATATACAGCAATAGAAAGAGAGGATAGACAAGTAGGTCAAATGGATTGTAAGACTGCAGATGGTGAATATGCAGATATAAGAGATTATGTAGAACTTACAGAAGAACAGAAATCAGATATGTGGTCTGAAATCCAAATAAACTCTATGTATTATCATAGTGCAAAAGCACATTGGTTAATTCAGAGTATTCAAGAAGAAGGTTTAAGACACCCAATACAAGGGACTACATATAAAGTTGATAATAGATTTGGTTTTAGAATACACCCAGGCTCTATTAGGTCTAAAGTTTTTGAAGAATTGGAAGACCCCAACTTTGAAATATTTGCAACAGATATACATGATATTTTTGATACACCACCCTTGACTTGTGACGAAGTGTTAGAGTTTTGGAGAAAAAAACTAGAAGATAAAAAAGAACATGTAAGTCACCCTAGTCTATCAATAACTTTCTGTAATGGAAATTTAGAATACAACCATGACTTAATGGAGTTGGGTTTTAGAAAAGAGGTTTATGCACATAGTAAAAAGGCAACACTTCAATCAAAAGGTAAACCCCTTAACATTTACATAGGATATGATTCTAATCACGGAGACCTACATGAGGTCAACAAAAATTCAATACTAAATTCATTATCTAAAAGTATGGGTCAATACCAAAAAGAACTTCATTGGGAACCCGAAATCAAATTCCTTGACATTTCTAAACTTCCCGACTATAATAGGGAGTATGCAAATCAGTCTACTGAATTTACTTACAGTAGATTCCTAATACCACATTTAGAAAACTATGAAGGATATAGTATCTTTATTGATAATGATTTCATATGGAGAAACAATATTCTACCTTTATTCTATTATCTGAATTTAGATGATGCAGTTGCATGTATTCAGTATAAACAAATAGAACATGATACAACTAAGTTTAATGGTGAGGTCAATATAGATTATCCTAAGAAACTATGGTCAAGTCTTATGATTTTTAATAATGGTCATGAAGACTGTAAAAAGTTAACACCCGAAGCTGTCAATACATGGACAGGAAAACAACTACACCAATTCGAATGGACTGATAAGATTAGTCCGATACCCGAAAAGTATGTATTTACCGAAGGGTATGATAACCCTGATGAAAAATGGGATTACCATGGTATTCACTATACAAGGGGAGGCCCATGGGTAAAAGACATGGATTATTCCAACATAAATAATCTAGATGATTGGATAAAAGCAAAAAACATCTTGCAAAAATAACAATTCTATTATATAATGGAGAGAGGAACAAATAAATGAATGCATTAATTTACACAGAAAGCGGAAAACTAATAATTAGAAAACCAAATGGTTTGGAATGGGAATATGAAAATGTAGACCAACCCGAACTAGGATTTGATTATGAGGTTCTTGTCTATGATGATATTGAAGTTAAAATATTAAAATGGAATGACGAAATTATAGATTTCGAAGGTCAAGAAAAATCCACACTAACTGATGAAGATAAACGTAGTATTGAATTATACATAGAAAATTCAGAACCACCTTTAGGATATAACTTAAATACACAATATGTTAACAGACTAGAACATACAATTAGTCAATATACTCAAGCAACTTCAGAGTTGTATGGTATGATTGATTTATATTATGCAACATACGCTGGAAGAGAAGGTTCAAATCACCCTAGACGTGCAGATGCAAGAAGAGTTTTAGAATATTGTGATACTGCATACTCATGTTTTAGTCAGATTGCTCAAGAGATAATGTCCACAAGAGAAGATACTCTAAAACAATACGAAGAATACTTATCTGTAATTCCCGAACCACTAGTTCTTCCCGACTCTAGAACAGGTTAATGTATGGAACTCATTTATCATGATGAGTCCTTTAAGTTAAAAGATATAGGATTCCCCCTTAAAGACATTCACATAATTGATAATTGGTTGCCAGTCCAACTACATCATTGGGTCGATAAATCAATTGGTAATTCTAACATTTGGGCAAAAAGGAATGAAGTAAGAGGGACAAGTCCTACAGGTTTATCACATCATCAATTTTGGGGTGGAACACTACTCTCTGCACTTGAAAGAAGTCCAAAATATACATATCCTAATTTCGCAGGTGACATTGCAGATTATCACAATTCTGCACCCAAACTAGTAGCAAGATTTTTAGATAAAAAACTACAAACTGATTTTGGTTTTGCATGGGAAAGATTTCAATATATGGGTTTAAACTCTCAGACACAAGGATTACATGGAACAACACACTCAGATTGTTCAGATGAAGATGAATGGAATCTATCATTTCTGTATTACACTAATACGTTTTGGTCAAAACATTGGGGAGGCCCTTTGAGAATATATGACGAAATGCAACAGGGTTTACATGGAAGGAACGACCATATTAAGAACCACCAAATTGCAGAAATAGAATTTGTTCCAAATAGACTTGTTGTATTTGACGGAAGAATACCACATGGTGCAGATGCACCCACACATGAAGCACGATATATAGATAGGAAGTCAATAGTAATCAGAGGTGATGAAATTAGACTTGTAGAAGATAAGGAATGGTTTAAACAATGCCCACAATAGAATTCAACACATTTAATGAACAGACTTTAAGAGACACTAAACCTGTATTAGCAAAATCTGTCACACCCGATTGGTGGAAAAATATGAAGTTCAATGAATATACTCGTGGAATCATGGGAACTACTATACGTGCATGTCCAGCCATGGACGATTGGTTAAAAAGTGGTTGGTATTTGTGTGCAAATCGAGATATGATTGTAAAAAATGGTCACATAGATGATAATGATGACAGTCAATATGTTGGTTCACAAGAATTTGGAGATGGTTGGGAAACTCCTTCTCCTCATCACCCCTCATGGCAGATGGGATATGCATTTCAATATCTTCCTGATGATGAAGCACCCGTAAGGAGTGCATTTAAGTTTAGAAATGCATGGAACATAACTACACCGCCTGGATATTCCACTATGTATCTAGACCCATTTTTATTTCAAAATAAATACTTTGCAACATGGCAGGGAATTATTGACACGGATAAATTTAATGCAAACTATGACAATGCACAAATTATATTTTATCCACGTGTCAGTCATTCGTTTGTTATAAAGAAAGGAACTCCTTTAGTTCAAGTAATACCATTTAAAAGAGAGGAATGGAATGCAACTTACGTAGTAAACGGAAGTGAAGACTGGACAAAGAATAGAAGTTATCTAACTGCAAATGAAGGTCGTCAAAAAACTATGGACGAGTTTTCAAGAGACCCAGCAACTTCTAATGAAGCAAGAAGTGAAGAATTTGCATTAGGTGGATATAGAGGTGGGAAACTACATACAGGTAAGGGTAAAAACTTTAAAGAAGAGAGTCCACCACCCGAGTGTCCTTATCATGTCAGTGAAGACTCACCCGAAATACAACTAGAATTACCTATAGGAGATAAAGATGGCGATTAGATTACTATTTCCATATGCATGTATTGAAAGAAACCTTGTAGACGAAGGTGTATTAACACAAGATTATATGGATATGTTAGCAAATACTATGGATAGTATGAGAAAGAAAGACCCGAAGGGTAGACAAGTCTCTAATCAGTATACTGGTTGGCAGTCTAATGATGGTGTAGAAAGAAATCCAACCTTCTCTAAAGCAATAAGAACAATTAAGAATACTTTTGATACTGAATTATTGAGTTATACAGGACACAGTCCAACAGAACTTCAATTATCAATAGGTAATGCATGGGCAAACATTAATGATAATACAGCATGGAATGCACCACACTTACATAATGGTTGTTGGTATAGTGGTGTGTTTTATATAAAAGCAGATGGTGATGAAGGTAATTTTATGGCTATTGATACAGACTGTAAAGTAGTTTCAGACTTTCCATATTCTCCTAGAGATGCACAGAACTGGAAACTTGCACCAAGAACTGGTCATTTATTTCTATTTCCAAGTGCATTAATGCATATGGTTGAACCCAATCTTACTCAAAAAGATAGATATAGTATATCATTCAATATGAATATGAATTTCCTTTCAGACAATGCAAGACATTCTCAGTTGCAAGGGTTCCACCCTGATGAACTTACTTTTCATACTGATGAAAATGGAAAACTAATACAAAACCAAACCACTACAGACGAGTAGAATAGATAAATAATGGTATGGAAATAGTCGTATCACCTTATATCTTATGGAATGTCGTAATGACAGTTGTTATCCTACCCATAGGTTTCTTAGTTAGAAATGTTCTATCAGAACAAAAACGAATTGATATTCTAATCAATAAAACAAGAGAAGAGATTGCTAGGGATTATGCTACTAGAGAACAAATTGAAGCTGACTTTCAAAGAATTATGGATTCAATTAGTAATATAGATACAAAGATAGACAGACTTCAAAGTAAAACCTATTTCCAAGATTAAATTCGTTATAAATAGTAGTATAACAGGAAACTACTATGGCAGAACCAAATTCAAAAGCAACCTTTAAAGAGTATATAAAGAGAAAACTTGGAGCTCCAGTTTTAGAAATCAATGTGGACGATGACCAATTTGATGACAGAATGGACGAGGCACTTCAATATTTCCGTGAATATCATTACGATGGTTCTATAAAAACATACCTTAAACACCAAATTACACAACAAGAGATTGATTCATTTAAAACGAATGAAACTCACAATGCAGCGACAAGTGGAACACATGCAATTTCAGGTCAGACGTTTGGTGAAGGTCAAAACTACATTACACTACCCGAACATGTGTTAAGTGTATTGCAGATATTCCCTTTCAATTCGGGTCAGACTTCAAGTATGTTTGATATTCAATACCAATTAAGACTTAATGACTTGTATGATTTAACTTCAACCAGTGTTTTATATTATTCACAAGTTCAATCACACTTATCACTTTTAAATGATATCTTAGTGGGTCAGATACCTATAAGATATAATATGCACTCTAACAGACTCTACATGGACTACAGTGCAAGTAAATTAAGTGCTGGAGAGTATATCATTATTGAATGTTATAGAAAATTAGACCCTACAGACATGACTGATATCTACAATGATATGTGGTTGAAAAAATATGCAACTGCATTAGTTAAGTATCAATGGGGTGAAAACCTATCCAAGTTCCAAGGTATTGCACTTCCAGGCGGGGTGACACTCGATGGTTCTGCAATGAAACAAGAAGCACAAGAAGAAATTACAAAATTAGAAGAAGAGTCTAGACTGAACTTTGAAATGCCAGTCATGGACTTAATGGGGTAATAAATGCCTACAAACGTATTTTTTAACCATGCAGTATCGACTGAACAACACCTCTATGAGGATTTAGTTGTTGAGTCATTACGAATATATGGTCACGAAACATATTATCTACCAAGAGAAATTGTAGAGGAAGACACTATACTTGGTGAAGACGTGCAGTCAACATTCGGTGATGCATATTCTGTAGAAATGTATTTAGAAAATACAGAAGGTTTTGAAGGAGAAGGAGACCTCATGTCTAAGTTTGGTGTCCAAGTAAGAGACCAAGCAACATTTATCATATCACTCAGAAGTTGGGAAAGATTTATATCATTAGACTCAAACCTTGCAACTTCAATGAGACCTAACGAAGGAGATTTACTTTATTTCCCTCTCAGTGGTTCAATGTTTGAAATCAAATTCGTAGAACATGAGAATCCATTCTATCAAGTCGGAAAACTATTTGTATTTAAATTACAATGTGAGTTGTTCGAATACAGTGGAGAAGATTTCGATACTGGTTCATATGCAGACTTAATAGAATTAGACCAAGCATATTCAATAGGATTGACAATGACCAACCAAAATGCATATTCTATTGGTGAAAATATAACTAAGAACGGAGTTGTTGTTGGTGAGGTTCAGACTTCACTGGGTAATGCAACAACAATTATTCATAACACTGCAACACTTACAGTTGGAGATACACTTGTTGGTGTAGATTCGGGTGTATCAGATACAATTGCAGCTATCAATGACGTATTGACTATGAACAATGATGGTTCTGCACAAAATAAAGACTTTGAAGACAAAGCAGATAACTACTTAGACTTCTCAGAAACAAACCCATTTGGTGAGGTCACATAATGTTTGGGACACATTTTTATAATGAGACAATTAAAAGAGCAGTATCAATCTTCGGAACACTGTTTAATAATATCACATTAAAGAAAACAAAAGAAGACGGAACTGTGTTAAGTATAATAAAGGTTCCAATTTCATACGGCCCAAAACAAAAATTCCTTGCAAGACTACAGGAAGAACCAAATCTTTCAGATAATAATAGAAGTGCAATTTCTTTACCAAGACTTGCATTCGAACTGAATGGTTTTGAGTATGACCCAACAAGACAACAAAATAAATTGATAAGACATTCTAAATCTGATTTAGATACAGACGGAGTGAATCGTTCATATCAATACAACCCAGCACCATACAACTTAACTTTTACACTAAGTGTTCTTGCAAAGAACATGAATGATGCATTACAAATCGTAGAACAAATTTTACCATATTTTCAACCCGAATATACAGTCACAATGAAAATGATTGACTCTATGACAGATACTAGAGATGTTCCAATTACACTTAATAGTGTTGCAATGGAAGATACTTATGAGGGTTCCTTTGAAGAAAGAAGAGTTATTGAGTATACCTTAGAGTTTACTATGAAACTATACTTCTTTGGCCCAGTCTATACTGGAAGTGTTATTAAAAGTGTTATTGAAAGAGAATATATCAATACTGGAAATGCAAACTTTACAACTTCAGAAATTGCAGACAGTGGACTAATCAAAGAGGTTAAACACTATGAACCCGCATTTGCAGAAATACCGAATGCAGTGTCTAACTCCACAACAATCACCTTTCCGACTGCAATAAATACAAAGATAAGTGCAAATGACGAAATATTTGGAACAGGGAATGCAACCAATCCAACAGTTGTTTCAATTGCAACTGATAGACTATCAATGGTAGTTTCAGGTGCAGTGACTATAGAAACAAACACTACACTTAAATTTGTAGGTTCTGTTGACCCAACAGATACATTCGTAGTTGCAGAAACAGTGACATTTTATGATGATGGTGCTAAAGAAAGTTTTAGTGAAACCAATGACAGTTAATTATGACAAAAGAACCAATAGACGATAAGTTAAACTCTCTCTTAGATATCAACACCGATATCAAAAAAGAAACACAAGTAGTTAAATTACCGACAAGAGCAGAGAACATGGACACGGACTATAAGTATGCTCGTGAGAACCTCTATAACCTCGTAGAACGTGGTCAAGATGCAATAGACGGAATACTTGAGTTGTCTAAAGAAACGGAACACCCACGTGCATATGAGGTCGCAGGACAGTTGATAAAGACTGTAGCGGATACTGCAGAGAAACTACTAGACGTTCAGAAAAAAATTAAGGATTTAGAAAAAGAGGACGAACAAAGAATAGGTAAAGTTGAAAATCACCTATATGTTGGTTCTACTTCAGAACTGCAGAAGTTTTTGAAGAAAGAAAAGAAAGATGGTTAAACCCACAAACGAAGGTTATCTTGGTAATAATCTAATCAAAAGAGCTGGTATCGAAACCCAGTATACCAAAAAACAAATGGCAGAATACTTGAAGTGTTCTGAAAATCCTGCTCATTTTATAGAAAATTATACACAAATCATATCACTAGACGAAGGTATGGTTCCCTTTACACTTCGTGGATATCAAGAAAACCTAATCAACCATTATAATGACAATCGTTTCAATGTGGTTCTTGCAAGTAGACAGAGTGGTAAATCAATTACTTCTTGTGCATATTTGTTGTGGTTTCTATTATTTAAACCCGAAGTCACTGTAGCAGTTCTTGCCAACAAAGGTGCAATTGCAAGAGAAATGATTGCACGTATTGTCACCATGTTAGAGTCTGTTCCATTCTTTTTACAGCCAGGAGTCAAGATTCTAAACAAAGGGTCAATAGAATTTGCAAATGATAGTAAAGTCGTTGCAGCTGCAACTTCTTCAAGTTCAATTCGTGGACTTTCAATCAACCTACTATACTTAGATGAGTTTGCATTCGTAGATGATGCAGAGACATTCTATACTGCAACGTATCCCGTTGTGACCTCGGGTAAAGACTCTAAGGTTATTATTACTTCCACTGCAAATGGTGTGGGTAATATGTTTCATAAGATATACGAAAGTGCAGTTCATAACCAATCGGAATATAAGTCATTTCTTATCAACTGGTATGACGTGCCAGGCAGAGACGAAGAGTGGAAGAAAGAAACTATTGCAAACACTTCAGAAGCACAATTTGAACAAGAATATGGAAACTCATTCTTAGGAACTGGTAATACACTTATCAATAGTAATACACTACTAGGTATGAGAGCATTAGAACCCGACTGGAATAGAGACAACTTATTTCTTTATGAGAAACCATTAGAGGGTCATAAATACGTTTGCACTGTAGACGTATCCAAAGGTAGAGGGTTAGATTACTCTTCGTTTACAATCATAGACGTGACTACAAGTCCCTTTAAACAAGTATGCACATATAGAGATAATATGATAAGTCCCCTTCTCTTCCCCGATATTATAAATAAGTATGTTAAACATTATAATGAACCAGTCGTTATTATAGAAAATAATGCAGAGGGTGGAATGGTTGCAACACAACTACATTACGAGATAGAATATCCGAATGTATTTGTTCAAGGTCAACTAAAAGCCGAAGACATAGGTGTGACCATGTCTAGAAAGATTAAGAGAATCGGTTGTTCTACACTTAAAGAATTATTAGAAGAAAATAGACTTATTCTGAATGACAGACATACTATTACAGAACTTATGACTTTTGTTCATAAGGGTAATAGTTGGGAAGCAGATAGAGGATATAATGACGATATGGTCATGAATTTGGTATTATTCAGTTGGTTTGTGACCACTGCATACTTTGAACATTTAACCGATACACAAGTTAAAAATTTATTGTATTCAGAACAACAGAAGTTAATCGAAGACGATTTATTACCAGCTGGTATATTTGACGGGGAGTCTCAGTCAGATACCTTCGTAGATAGTGAAGGAGACCGATGGTTTCACAAAAGTATGGATATACCAATTAAATTATAGTTGTTGGGTTTTTAAAAGTTATAAATAAAACAGTAAACAACTTTTTACATTAACAGGAGTAAAAGTATGGCATTTCAAGTATCACCAGGCGTTCAGGTCTCCGAGATAGACCTGACTAATGTTGTCCCAGCCGTTTCATCGACTACAGGTGCATTTGCTGGACATTTCCAATGGGGCCCTGTTGGTGAAGTAATAACAGTTTCAGATTCTAAGGGTTTAGTTGATAATTTTTATCAACCAGCTAATTCCGACGCTGGAGCAGAGGACTTCTATTCAGCGGAATCATTTCTAAAATATGGTTCATCACTTAGAGTGGTTAGAATCAACACATCTCAATTAAACAATGCAAACTCATCAAGTGGAACTGCATTACTTAAAAACAATGACGAATATGTCAATACTTATCAAGATGGTTCTCAAAACGGAACTGTAGGTAATTATGTTGCAAAATACGCAGGTTCTTTAGGTAATTCATTAAAGGTTTCAGTATGTGGGTCTGCAAATGCATATTTCAACGATGCAGTGACAACAGTCACAGGAACAGAGTCAGTGGGTCAAACAACTATAACAGTTGGTGATTCATCAGGTATGTTCGTAAGAGACATCGTGAGATTTGCTGGACATAACAACGAATACAGAGTATTGACGATTCCTGATGGAACTTCAATTACTATCGAAGCACTTGGTCAACCAAGTGGAACAGGTCTATTAACTGCCGTCGCAGGTGGTGCTAACGTAGATAGATACTGGGAATTTTATAATTCATTTGATAAAGCACCTGCTAAGTCAGGAACAGCAACAGCTGCTGGTGGTTCAGATGATGAAATTCATGTTGTTGTATCAGACCAAGACGGATTATTCAGTGGAGTTAAAGACACAATCTTAGAATCATATGGATTCGTATCACTTGCGTCAGACTCTAAAGATGGTCAAGGTCAATCAAATTACTACAAAAACGTTATTGCAAGAGAATCAGACTACATTTACTGGTCAGGTCATTCAACAGACTTACTTGCAAGTGCAAACGAAACAAGAACTCATTTACAATCTGCAACGACTACATTCGGTAGACCTTCTGCAGTTATCACTTCATCACTTGCTGGTGGAGTTGACGGAAGAGTTCCTACTGCTGGTGAGAAATATGGTGCATACCAAACTCACTTCGGTGATGCAGAAACAATAGACGTATCATTCTTAATTGCTGGTTCAACAAGAACTGATAACGGAAGTGGTGTCGAACAAGACATTCTTGCAGACCATAACACAATCGTTAATCAACTTATTGCAACTGCAGAAGGAAGAAAAGATTGTATGGTTATAGTTTCACCTAGACGTGCAAGTGTCGTAGGTGTATCAAGTGAATCTGCACAATCAACTAACGTGATTGCAGATTACGCATTAGTCACATCAAGTTCATATGTTGTATTAGACAG